ATAACTCCTGTATTGCTCGCATCGCGTGAAATTGAACATCCGTTCTACTTACTTTATTTATTATTTTATCTTCACCAACATACGCAACCATAAATGCGGATATTATATTATCTAAAGTGACAAATTGATACCAGCCTAAACTTCCTCCAGTATAACTAGCTGGGTCATATGGCGCATATACACTAGAGGTTTGCGCATAATAATTATATTCGTCTTGATTTATTAATCCCATAATTAACTATTTTGATTTTGTTTAGTTGTTTGTTGATCAACCATAACTGATTGCTGTAGTTCTGGTTTTTCTATTGTAACGCCAGTTAGTTTTAATATTCTCATAACTAATGGCTCTTCTTCAGAAGCGTGTAAGAAAAAATTAGTACTAGTGTTAAAATTATATAACGCCTTTTGATTAACAACTACATATCCCCAGTTAGGTCTAGGTGGTTTCATCCAGTACTCAATTGATACGTTAGGATAAAATGCTTCAATTGCAGGATATACTTGCAGTTGGTAATTATGGTTGTTCGTATTTGACGATATTGTATTGTTAGCTCTAATATAAACAGGTCTAGATCTTGTTGGCGAAGTTAACGGATTAGATAACATAGATCTTAATGTGTGATTGTCAACTTCCATTATTTCACATCCATCACCACTACTTATTGGCTTTCTAACAGTAGCAACCATATATACAGTGTGACCGTCTAGAGCATCTGGAGTTGTTGTATTATAAGTCAACACACTATAAAAACCTTCATCAGAACCAGAAGCAGCAGAAAGAGGATAAGATTTAACAGTCCTAATAGCATTAAGCTTTTCTCTAACCATACTTATCTCATCAGAGTTTTCTGTTTGATTTTTAGGTTTTAAGTTCGCGGTTTTTATAGTATGGAAATAATCATTTATTAGTTCCATTTGGGCTTTATCAGCTAGCAAATTAAATTCTTGAGGTGTTATATAACCTCTCTGCTCTTTATTAGCTAGCGCTAAAACCTTTTGATATACTCTATCTATGTTTACCATAATTATTATTTGTTATACGGAAATTGTTTATTTAGCCAAGCTTTTCTTTTAGCACAACCACATCCTTTTTTACCCATAGCTCTAGCTGTCATTTCAGCAAATGATTTTATACCTGTAGCTGTTGTAAACTTTTCAACTGTATCTCCTAGTCCTTTTGATTTATTCATAATATAATATATTTTACTATTATATAGTTACATAATAAAGCGGAAGGTTAGCCCCTAAATAAAAATAGCCACCCGTAATGAGTGGCTATTTAAACTAGTCAAGTTACATTAACCTAACCTTTTTTCTATATTTGAAAATATTTCCATACCTTCATCAGTCTTAAACCAAGCGGCTAAAGCCGTGTATGGATGTTCATCAAAAGGAACTGTCATTAACTTTCTACCAGTAGAACCCCAAGTAAAATGCCTTTGATCACTTGATAAATTAATAATACCCAACTCCTTAGCTCTTATACCAAAGTTTCTAAGTTGTATGTTATCATCATTAGCTAATTCTAAGAACAAGTTTGGATTTCTCTTAGCAAACAGCAAGCAATCTCTTTTTAATTCACTAGAACTCATTTTAGACACCTTAGATCCAATCTCTACTCTCATTATAGCTTCCATTAAGTTTATGTCTAAACTACTAGCTAACTTTAAAGCTTCAACTTCTAGTTCTATTTTATCTAATTCATTCTCAGCTTTAACGGCTGGTTGCCACTCGTAATACATAGAACCTTTGTGAGGGTGATACAGTGATAATAACTTTTGTAAAACTGTTTTATTTCTAGGGACATACAAGGCTCCATTTCTAAAAACAATATGAGCCTGTCTTTGATCACCTTTCATCTCATCAACAAAACATGTTCTTTGGTTTTCACAATATTTAAGTTCTCTTTCGTAACCCTTTTCTTCATCAAAGTAATATATACTAGCTGATCTAATAGCGTGACTTAAAGGTTTTTTGCCGCCAGTTAAATAATAGGTTCTGTCTTTTATTTCCCAGTTATCTTTAGGTTTTTCTTCTTTTTTAATTTTAGGTTTTATTTCCACTTTTGGAACTTCAACCACCGGTTCTTCTATAGTAACCGTTTCTTCAACTATAGGTTCTTCAACTATAGTTTCTTTCTTTTTCTTTGCCATAATATAATATAATAAAAATTAATAATAAAGATAAGAGGAGTGACAAGCACTCCCCTAATCTTATAGTACTACTACTTCAATAAGAAGAAGTTGTTAGCACCTTGAACTACTAGACATCTTTCAGAAAGGTAGTGTACCTCCATCGCGTCTAAATCAGATGTAGTTGCTCCAACAGAACCAGTGACCCAAGTTTTTAATCTTCTGTCATCAGTTTGAGAAGCTCTATATCTAACGTGTAAGAATGGTCTTTTCATATTCTTACCCATTTGTTGGTCATAAACTGAAGAAACTCCAGCAGGAACCATAACACCTCTTATTGCTCCAGTAGCGTAAGCAGCGTTAATAGCACCTCTAGTTTGAGAATCATTTAGATATTTCCAATCAGATTTATAGAAGTCATAAGAACCTCTTCTAAATCCTGAGAAACCTAAGTTTAATGCCATATCTTCTGAGTTGTCAAATACTCCATAAGAAGTACCTCCAGCTCCGTAAGAATTCATAGAAGCTAACATGTCGTCCATAGCTAAAGCAGTTGCTCTGTTTACAAACATCATGTTTTCTTCAATAGAACCTTGTCTATCAAGTTCAGCTAACATAGCATCAAACTCTGCTAAATCAGTAGCAGCGTTAATACCATTAACACCTGTAGCGATATTACCACGAGTTTCAATAGCTGAGAATAAACCTTCAGTACCGAAAGTAGCTTGTAAGTAATCACCACCACCAGTAGCATCTAAAGTATCAGCTGTTGATTGAGCAGCATCACCCTTAACAGATTCTATTAAAGACATTTCTAAGTAATCAGAAAATCTAGCTCTAGTATCACCTTCAGCTTTTAAATACCACATGTAACCATTTTGTCCAACTTCACCTGAAACTTCAACCCAACCAATTTGAGATGCATCAGATCCTGAAACGTGATACATGTCTTTTAATATGATTGGCTTGTTAGTTAAAGATTTGAAACCTGGTTGGTTAGCAGCAGTTCTACCATTACTTCCTTTTCTGTATTCAGATCCGTAAACAAGGATAGTGTAATCCACATCACCATCAGAACCAGCAGAAAAACCAGTAATAGCACCTAATTGACCGTTGTTGTTAGTTGCATCATAAGGAGCTACTGAAATGTTTTTTCCAGCAACAGCCGTTACAAAACATCTAGCTACCGCGCTAGCGTTAGCTACAAGAATTGTATCACCAGCTCTAACACCGTGATCAACAACAGTAGCTGAGTCAGTAACTGTATGTCCATCTATAGTTGTTTCTAATTCGATTGTACCACCAGCAGCACTGTTATTTCCAGTTTGCTGAGTAGCGTTTGCTATATATCCTTTATAAGCAAAGTGTAATCTACCTTGCTCAGACCAAACTACTTGGTCAGATGTCATAGCCTCTTCTGCTCCGACTTGCTCTAGAAATCCACCGATTGTTCTGTTTCCAAAAATCTCAGCTTCTCTAGCCATTAAGTCAGGCAGGTATTGTTGAGCCCATCCGTCAGAAGCACTTAAAGTAGCGAAATCAATATAGTTAGTTGATAACGTTCTTTTAACTGTTTCTGGCAAGCCCGTTAAAGTTGCGCCTGTAATTGCCATAATTAATTTATTTTAAAGTTTATTTTTTCTTTCTAATTTTAAATTTGAAATCATCTGCAGAATCACCTAAAACTTTAAACTTTAAACCACCAACTTCTGTTTCACCATGAGTCTTACGTGGTTCAAGATTAATATTTTTATCTTTAGCTACCCTTGCTTTTGTTGCATCAGCTTTACCTTGTTCGTAAAAATGATTAGCAATAGCATCAGCATTCATAGCTGTAAATAAAGATTTATGATACCCAGCGGCATCTTCAATATTTGAATTTTCTTTATTAGTAAACTTACTAACAAAATTATTAATGTCGCTTTGTGTTTCTTTTACTTTATTAACATCTTTAATATTAAATCTATATCTTTTATCACCGACGTTATATTCAAAACCTTTGAATTTGTCATTAAATAAATTATTAGTTTTATTTAAAAATGTTCTTTGATTAGCTTCAGACATTTTCTTCTGCTCTTCAGATTCCTTGTTGTATCTATTAAAGAAGTCAATAGCTTTCTGTTGATCTTCAGTAAGTTTACTTCCTGCTTTAATATCTTCATAGTATTTAGACTTTTGCCTGTCTAAGTGGGCTCGCGCCTCGGCAACTTGCTCTTTGAGGGCTATTTTCTTTAATCTAGTCGATCGTTCATCGTCAACATCTTCATCTATACCATATTTCTCTTCTAATAAAAAACTTCTTTCTTCTATGGATAAATGAGGTTTTGTTTCTCTATAATACTCGTCTAGTACTTCAGAATCATCCATTGATTCTATATCTCTATTTAAGTTTACGTAGTCTTGTAAATCACCACCAGTGTCTTCCATGAATTCCATTAGTTTTTTAATGTTCTCAGGTAGTGGTTTTCCAGTTTCCTCTGCTTCAGTTATTGCTTCTTCAATTTTTTCTTCAACAGCTTCTACTTCTGTTTCTTTTAAATCTTCAACAGTTATTTCTTCTAGCACAGGTGTTTCGTCAGTAGTATCTTCTACTACTTCTTCTTCTTCTTTAACCTCTTCAACTACATTTGTTTCCTCTACAACCGGCTCTTCTTTAACCTCTTCGGTTTCTATAGTCGGTGGTTTTGAAAAGTCAACTTTTGCAACGCTATCATCTCCAGCGCTTTCAAATTTAGATTTAAATTGACCTTTTTCATTTCTAGGTTGATCAACGTTTGGTTGCTCAACTTGTTCGGTAGTTTCGTTAGAAACTTCCTCTACGATATTTTCGTTTTCTTCTGCCATAATAAAATTTTATAAAATATTAAAAATTAGAGACCTGGACCTTCAAATCCAGCGTTCCCCGTAAGTATATCATTACCTGATGACTCAAAATTATTAAGTGAATCACCCTGTTTTCTTTGCTCTATCATTTCTTTTTGTCTATCAGCCTGCATGTTAACTCTTTGATCTTTTCTATCTTCTCTCATTTTTTCGTCACTCATTTTAGTTTCCCGCTCCATTTGTTTTAATTGAGAGTTTAATTCAAATTCATACTGCATTAATTCTTTTTTACCTTGAACCTCTGCTTGTAAAAACTGAGTTTGTAGTTGAGATTTAGTTTGTTCTATTTGTATATCAGACTGAGCCTTAGCATTATTCTTTTCTATTTCAGCTTGAGCCGCTGCTTGCTGTGCTTGTTGGTTAGCTTGAGATTGAGCTTGTATATTTTGCTGTTGCATAGCTTGATCTCTTTCCATTTTCTTTTTACGCTTAACCTTTAGCAATTGATTAGCTAGTTTAACATTTCTAGTTGCTCTTAAGTCTATAGCGTCATCTAAATCTATAGAGTCTTTTGATAAAGCAACTTGTATATTATTTTCTAACATTTGTCTTTCTTCTTCATCAGGTAATAATTCAATAAATATACCAAAATCATGAAGATGTAATTCTTTAAGTTCTTCTAGCGTAGCAACGTTATGCGCACCTATAGCTTGTATAAAAGCATTTTTAGTAGGAGAATATTCTACTATATCAGCTATTCTTAATGATAAACACTCTGCAACCTCAGCGGTTAAATACAACATTGATTGTAATATATGTCTTGTTGCCGTATTTGAATTAGCAGCAGCTAACTTTTGTACACCAACTAAAGCATTGGCATCAGGCATACTACCGTCTCTAGCTTCATTAAGACCAGTTGTATCTCTTATCATTTGCATATAATAATTATACGTGGTAATAAGACTTTGTATTTTATTCCCACC